CCGCCAGCTATAAGACATCAAGAAAATTTGAGTGTCGTTATAAACTGTCCTTATAGCGGTGAGGTTCCTGCATGCGCTGCCACGCTTGGAGTTTCGTGTTTCCACCACCTGAGTGTCACTCAAAGTAGACTCTATTTTTCTGCTTTCTCCGTATGATACACCCGCCGGAAACACGAAAACGCCCCTCCCCCAGCATCAGCTGAGAGAGGGGCAGCTCCGTATGGACTTAACAGCCGTCAAACTCGACACGAAGCTCTGTCAAGTGTCGCCACCGAATCGGTAGCAATGATTATTTTTCGCCGGAACCGTCCGGCTTGACCGCCGTGAGCCGGCTCACGCCGATCAGAGCGCCGACGAACAGACCAATCGCGTTGATGGTTGTGACGATCTCACCGCAGTGCGGCAATCCCCACTGCGGACCCACCATGCCGACCAGCCACGCGACCGCAGGCAATGCGATCAACGCGAGCCACTTGAGCGCCTGATACGCCTTGTCCGGCAGCAGGTAGCCATTGGTATTGGATTCGCCCATTCCACACCTCCTTAAAATTCGAGGCCGGTCAGTGCAAGACCTGACCGGGATAAATCGTGTACGGGGCACGCAACCCGTTGCGTTGGGCCGCGGCCGGCCAGCCGGAACCATAGATCTTCCACAGACTCTCGCCCGCGGTGACCACGTGCGAGGTGGTTACGACATGAGCACCGATGCTGGAAGCGGTCGAACCGCCGTAGCAGACTTGCTGCCCAGGCCAGATGCGGTTGATGTTGCCGCTAGGCACGCTCCACGCGCTGGCCGGCGTGCGGCCGGTACGGCTGGCGATCGCGCCCATAGTGTCGCCGGAGCTGACCACGACGCAGTAGCCGGTATTGCCAGATGGCGTCGTGACGCCACTGCCGGACAGTCGCCGGTTGACTATGGCCATGACCTCCGCATAGTTGGATCCGAGCGCCTGTCGTCGTGCGGGATCGTTGCCGAAGTCGCCGCGGATGGTGCGCGTGGCCAAAGCGTCCAGGTCGACCGTCGGAGCGGTCGTGGGCTGTGGCGTCGGCTTGACGTTCGGCAGGCTCGCCGTGCCCTTGTCGTCTGGGTTCGCGTACTTGCGCCATGCCGCGCGGTCGCCGCGGAACTTGTTCAGGTCGAGGCGTCCTGACCAGCCGCTGAGACTGCCGTTGGACGTGTACTGCCTCATCACCTCGCCGCGCGCTCCGATGTTCCACGGGGCGGTCTGGTAGCCGGTGACGAGGTTCGTCGCGTACTGTGCGATCCAGATGCCGCAGTTCAGCTCCGTCTCCATACCCGCGACCTGCCAGTAGCCGGAGTCCATCGTGTAGATGATGGGGTTCACGCCGGTCAGTCGCTTGACCTCGCGGGCCCAGCGGCGTGGCCACTGCTTGTCGCCCCAGGCGGCGTTGTCCTGCGCCTCCCAGTCGAGGATCAGGACGCTCTTGTGCACGTATCCACGCACGTTGTCGACGAAGAACCGGGCTTCGGTCTCCGGGTTGCCGCCGCGAGCGTAATGGTAGACGCCGGTCTCCTTGCCGCTGTTGATGGCGCCGGCGAGCTGACGGTTAGCGTCGGTGTTGACGCCGTTGGACAGGCAGCCGCCGTACACGCCGCCGGAACCCCATGTGGTGCCGACGATGACGAAATCTGCCGGCACGGTCGCGGTGTCGATGCCGCACTGCCAGTTCGAGATGTCGTACCCGTCCATGTCGGCCATCGCCGCCGGGGCGAACGCCATGGAGACTGCGACGGCGAGCGCGGTCAGCGGCGTGCGCCAGCGTCGGCGGGGTTTCATGTGCTTCGGCTTGCCTTTGTTGAGGATGCTCAAATTCCTCTCCTTTCTATATAAAAAAGCCACCCGTTTGAGTGGCTTTTGTGGTTGGTGAAAAATATCAGTAGGGACGGTCGGTGGCGGCCAGATGGAAATGCACCAATGTCATGAGTGCTCCTTCCTTGTTGGGCCGTTATGCGCGGCCATGATCTCGTTGTGCATCTTCGTTCCCGTCCCGTTGCCGCCAAGCGCGCTGTACGCGCTGTATGCGTCATCGGCCTCGTCCATCACCTCGACCGGTATCGGACTGTTGGTCTGCACGTATTCACGGTGAATGCGGATGATCTCCGCACGGAGCAGAACACGCAGGCCGTGAATCATCGCACGCCCGTACCTCCATACCACCGCGACAAGCGTGACCGCACCGCCGCACATGGCGGGCACGAGCCATGCGACGATCTGATCGAGCAGTTGCATCACAGGCCTTTCTACTGTGGAATCCCACACGCCGACCATTGCGGACAGGCCGCGACGGCGTGTGGGATTTGGAGGTTAAAAGATGCTGTTGTCCGTTTTCCATGACGAGGTGTGGCTGCCGTCGTGCGTGAATTTGAGGGAATGCACCATGGTCGGCTACGAGAGCGCTTATCGACGGCATATCGGGCCACGGTTCGGTTTTGTGGATATGGCGGACATTACGGTCGCGGATGTGGAATCATGGCTTGCGGGCATCCAATCGCCGGGTGCGGCACGTAAGGCGTGGGCTGTCTTGCGGGCGATGTTGCGTAAGGCGTTGAGGTTCGGCGTGTTGGACGTGGACATTACGTTGCGCGTGCAATCGCCGAAGCAGCCGTATTATCGTGCGCCTGTATTGGATGCGAGACAGATTCGCACGCTGTTGCAAGGGTTTTACGGTCACCAGTTGGAGGCGTGGCTTATCTGCGCTGTGACGCTCGGATTGCGCACGGAGGAAGGCTACGGCTTGGAATGGTCTGACATTGACCTGCGTACCGGCGTCGTGCATGTCAGTCGCGGCGTCCAATGGGTTGCCGGACATGAGATCGTCGTGGACACGAAGACGGAGCAGTCCACGAGGGACGTGGTGCTGCCGCGATTCGCCATCCAGAGGTTGCGTGAGCTGAAAGGCAAGGGACGGCTTATAGGCGATTTGACACCGCCACAGGTGGCGAGACGATACGCCTCATGGTGCCGCAGAAACAACCTGCCATATGTTCCAGCCCGGAACCTCCGTCACTCGTGGGGCACCACCGCGCTGGCCGCAGGCGTGGACGTGGCAGTGGTCAGCCGCGCATTAGGCCACAGCAGCATCAGCACCACCGCACGCTACTATCTGCGTCCTGAGACCAGCGTGCTCAAGGACGCGCAACGAAAATGGGAGGCGACGATACTGCGATAGTTTTCCCTAACCCAGCCGAAACACAGGAATGTTCTGAAGTCCAAAACGTTCGATGGGATGAGTGTATTGGCTGTCAGGAACCTTGGGGCAGTCACGATCTGGGTCGCGCAGGTCGGTTCAATCCGCACAACCGCAGAAGGCGTGGTAATCGGTACCGTCGAGGATGATTCGAGGCCTGCGGTGCCGGTGCGCTGCCTCTTCGGTACCAACAATGGCGTGTGGGGCATTGTCTGCGTTGATACGGGCGGCAACATCACGCTGACCCACAAATTCAACGACGCTGACGTCATATGGTCGTTTATCGACATCAGCTTCAGCTACGTCATCGCCTGAATGGTTTTCCCTAACCCATCGCACGGCAACATGGAAAGTGCCGTACAGCCGTGGCCTTATCAGGTTCGACCGCATTGGCAGCCTGTGTTTCGCGAGCGGAAACGTGAAATTCGATGGAAGCGGCGATCAGAATTACGTGGCGGCGCAGGAAACCATACCACAGGGTTACAGACCGGTGACAGGAAACACTGCGATAGCGGTGTTCGGCGGAAACTGCACGCTAATCCTTTACAGCGAAAAATCAGGCAAGGTGACCATGCTCGGCAATCCGAACAATGCTTACGCGGGCTGCACCGGCGTCTGGTACACGGATGACCCAATGCCAGCCTAGACGCCGACGAACCACGTCAAGTAGCCTACTCGATTATCGTTGCTGCCGGAACTGCCTATGTTCGCGGCTCGTATCAGACCAGAGGGATTGACCACAAGCAGTCCAGTATGGCTACCGCCGTTGCTGACCAGCATCGGAACGCCGACCTCTTTTTTAGGTCTGAGGTCGGCGGGCACCGTGTACGGGCAGTTCAACGAGTCCCATGAGCCGCCGCCGAATTTCACGCTCGCATTGACGGCCATGATCGACCCGCACCTCGTGACCTTCCACCCATTCGCGTTGTACAAGACGCTGGGGGTTAGGGAATCCCACAAAGCATACCGTTTATTGAACAAACGCACTGGCGTTCCGGCAGTGATGCCGGTCAGCGGGATACGCCAGAGCGGCATGTACGCGTCCGCGGCCCCGTTAAGAATTTTCGCGGATGGTATCGTCGGATCAACGGCCGCGCCATCGCTAGGAACGCCCTTGAACGCCACCAGTTCCACTTTTTCCACACCAGTTGACGTCTCGCGGTGATAATGCGCGCATATGATGTCATTGCGGTTCTTGCCGCTCGACCCGGACTGTATCGTGACGGTCTCAGGATTGGTGATATGCCAATCCAATCCCTGGATCGACGCGCACCCTGTACCGATGACGGCCTTGTTCGCCGACTGCATGGTGCACGACATCGCGTCGCCCCATTCGAACACCATGTCGCCGGCGCCAAATTTAGCCTGGTGGATTATCGCTTTATCCTCGCTGCTGATATGCGCGGTTCCGGCTTTGCCATCCACAAGTTCAATCGTCATGACTGCCCCTCCCTTTCGGCGTCCTTCACCCATTTCTCGAACTCCACGTCCGCTGTGGCGGCGAAAGACTGGAACGCCTTATAGCAGTCCCCGCAAAGCGTGTATGTGCTCGGCGGTTGGGCCGAAGCCGCCGAGGCGGATGTCAGATGGTTGACGTCGTACCATGATTGAGCGTCGGCGTTTCCGGATTGCAGAAACGCCGTTCTGCCGCACCTGTCGCACGTCAGTTTCGAATAACCGGTCTGCCTTCCCATACGGAAAGCCTCCTTCTAACTTGTTCTTTGATACGTGAATGGGCCGGTCGACGGCAGTTCCACCCAGGTTCCACCGAAAGTCCCGGCAAGGTCGATGGCCGTTCCGGACATGTAGATGCTTCCGACCGGCCATGCGATAAGGAATATCTCCTCGTCGGTCATGCCCGCACTGTTGCCGGGAGGTCCCTTCGGGCCCTGTGGGCCAGGGTCTCCCTTCTCGCCTTTGTCTCCTTTGCTGCCGGTCAGCGTCGTGTTGCTCACGCATTTGATCGTGACGTCCGCCACGTCGACCTTAGAGACCGTGAAATACGTCAGGGTCTTCCCACCTCCGGTCAGTGCGAAGAATCTCTCACCGACCGTCGGAATCCTGTTGAGGCATAGCGTGTCCGCCGAGAACACCGATGTCGCGTCCAGATCCCATGAGCCGGAATAGGTCCGGCCGGCGGTCAATGCGGGCAGTCCCGTCTCTCCACGCAGTCCCCGCTCGCCTGTCTCGCCACGTGGAATGCTTAGATCGAGGGTCTTGTCGCTGCCGGCGCCCGTCAATGTGGCCAACGCTGACGCGCCTGGCTGGAGCGTCGTCACGGATCCGATGGAGAGACCCGATAGGTACGAGCCCTTGACTTGGTATTTGGCGTCCGATTGCGTCCGGAATGATTCAAGGTCTGCATTGGCGACTTCCGCGCTGATGACGTTGCCGGCGATGTCGATGCCCTTGCCCGCCGTGTACGTTCCGCCGGACGTCGTCGTGACAGACGATCCCGATGATCTGCTCCCCGACGATTCGGTATCGTCCGGCTGGCCTACCTCGTATGTGATGTCGAGGATGCCGCCGTTGACCTTCGCGATGCGTTTGGTGACCTTCGCGGTCAGGCTCAGACCGGAGTTCCTGTCAGACACGACCACACCGTCACCAAGCATGAGCGAGTCGGCATCGTTCGGCAGGGTCACGTCGACCTTGCCGCCCGACTGAAGCTCCTGCAATCGTTTGCGCGTATTGTCGGACAGCGTCTGCATCTCAGCGCACGAATAATCGTAGACCTCTGCCACTTCGTCGACACCGAAAAGCGTCTGCTTCTGCGAGACCTTTCCGTCCTTGTCCGCGTACCATTCGCTCACAAGCCTGTTGGCGAGTTCCTGCTGTCCCAAGCCGATCAGATGGTTCACCGTCCGATGGCATGTCTCCGCGGTGAAATCGACTAGGTCGGAATCCAAGGTGCCGTCGATGGTGCGTACCGGCTGGCCGGACATGACGATGCGGTTGTCCTTGGCGGTGAAGTCCAATCGCATGCCGCAGGATTCCAGCATCGCACTGATGCCGGTGTAGGCGTCGACGTAGCGTGGATTCTGGAATTTGTATCCGGACAGGGTGGGGTTCTTCGTTCCGGCGCGCACCGTGAACACTTTCTCCAATCCGATTCTTTTGACCAGCGAGGAAAGCACTTCGGACAGGCTGCCGGAAACGACGAGGTAATCCTGTTTCGGATCCGGGGAAAGTATTTTCCCGCACAACAGTCCGGTCCAGCTCGTTCCGAGCCATGAGACGTCCGACGTCGTTCCCGATACGACGCTTCTTCGATCGGTCACTCGCCCTCCGATATCGGTGCCGTCGATCCAGAAATACCATCCGAGTTCGCATTCGGTTCCCGGAATGGACAGTTCGAAATCGTTCTCACTGCTCCCCGCCGCCCAATCTAGGGCCGCGCCGGCGGAGCAGCAGACCGGTTTCATATTCGCGTCGGCTAGGATAACGTCGACCATGGTGGTGCCCCCGAGCTTTCGTACAAGTCGAATTCGATGGTGAATCCCCCGGACCATGTCAGGATGTTCTCACCGGAGGGTATCGGCTCGAAACAGTATGTTCCACATCCCTTCCCGACTCCTCGCGCCCCACTGGAGAAACAGTCCGCCACATCCCCGTTCGCGTCGGTCACCTTGATGCTTTTCTCCAATGGCGTGCCTATGACCGTCATGTACCCGTCGGACGGCACCGTCACGTCGTCGAAGCGGTAGAGGTTCCCACCGACGGTGAACTGCGGGTTCGTGGCCTGTCCGAAGATCCTGCAGACGAATCCGCACGGGGAAACCGTGGGATTCGAAATCCGCTGGATCGTTTTGGGACAGGCCAGGTCGGCTGGCAGATCATATGGCATGTCAAGCACGCTTCCCGAATCCGCGGCCATCGGGGCGAACCGCTGCGTCGGCAGACGATGATGCCACAGGCCGTCGCACAACACGATCCTGAACGTGACGACGGCGAGCGCTGGGCTGGGTGTTGGCGTTTGCACGTTGGTTCCGACGATGAATGCTTTTTGCGTCCATTCGTTGTTGATGGTGAGTGTTCCGGGTGAGAGCGCCTCGACGTCCGTGTCGGCCAGTGCTTGGAGTTGGTCGAGGTCGTTGGGGTTGAGTGTTGTGACGGTTATGGTGGTTTCCGTCGCGGTTCTGCTGGATCCTGTGATTCCTCTGGTGCCGAGTGTGTAGTTCCATTGTGTGGTTCTGATTTCGGTGAGGTTGGGGGTCCATGTTCGTTTGCAGTAGAGGTCGACGGCGTGTCCGTCGTGGCTGCGGTACGTCAGCGCATGCATTTGCGTATCATCCTTACGAGATCGCGGTATGTGACGTTTTCTCCTCCGTCGTGTTCGGAGATGATGTTGCCGAGGTCGGCGTGCAGGCTTGTGATTGCGGCGACGATGCTGGCTGTGTCCACGGTCACTGACACGTTTTGCGTGTTGGTGGGTGTGAGGGCTTCGCGTGGGATGGCTCTTCGGTTCAGCGCGTCCATGAAGTCGACGCCGTAATAGCTGGTGGCGAATGCGTTTTCGACGTATTCGCCTCGTGCGATGCGGCCGTTGTCGAGGTAAACGCTGTCGCTGGTCGCGGTGCCTGGCGCCCATTTCGGGTCGACGTAGCCGTTGAAGGCGTAGCCTCCGTTGGCGTATCTGAATTGGTTGCCGTCGTAGAGGCCGCCGGTGGCTCCTGTCGGGATGTTGCCTGTGGCGTTTTTTGGACGGTATCCGCTGGATGAGTATGTGCCTCCTGATTCGTCGACGTAGCTTCCGTGGATTTGGAAGTATTTGTCGGCGATCTGGTAGTTGCTCAGGTTGGTGAGCACGCTCATGGCGGGTGAGCCGTCTGCGTTGACGATGAATCCTTTGTCGTTGAGTTTCCATCCTTGGGTTTGGAGGAATTTGTTCATCGCGTCGGTGTTGTCGCCTTTGAGGTAGCCGGTTTTGTCGTCGATTTTGGCTCCGTTCGCGATGGCGAGGGCGATCATGTATTGGTCGCTGTCCAGGGTGAGGGTGCCGGTTTTCGGGTCGATTTCCACGTTTGCGGCTTGGGCGATCTTTTTCATCAGGTCGGTGTTGTCTCCGCTGATGGTGACGTGCTTGCCGTCCGGCGTCTCCTTGGCCGCGAGTTTGACCTGTTCGAATTTGGCGACGGCGTCGCCGGTGACTGTGACTTCGATGGTTTTCGAATCCGGCGTGTTCTGCAGGCTGGCGACGAGGTCGTCGACCGCTTTGCGCGTGAGTCCGTAGGCTTGTGCGGCGGCCTCGGCTTCCTCCGGTGTTTTGCCGAGGGATTGCATGAGGCTAGTGAACGCGTCGTGGGCCTTGTCGATGTTCGGGTAGATGTCGTTGAGGCTGTCTCCGTTCTGGGCTTGCGCTTTGGCGCATTTGAGCGCCGCGTCGGCGATGTCGTTCAACGCGCTCTGGTTTTTCCGTCCGGCTTCCGTGTTCAGGTCGAGGGTCTTGGCGTTCTTCCCGATGGTGTCGTTCGCGGATGCGATCTTGTCTGCGAGGTCGATTTGCGCGTCCGACGAGCTGATGGCGAACCCGTAGTAGGTCTTCATCGCGTCGATGACTTCGGAGAGCGCGCCGGCGGTGTCGCTGGCGGCGTCTTTGGTCGCTCCGAACGCTTCAGCGAGGATGTCGTCGGCGCTGGCCGCGTCTTGGGAGCTGGATGCCGACTGGTCGGCGGCGTCGGCTCCTGTCAGGAGCGCTCCGGTCTTGTCAAGGCTTGCCTGCGTGGTCTCCTTGTCGGCTTGTGCGAGGTCGGCTGCTGAGATTTCGGCGTTTTTGTAGTTGCCTTGCAGTTCCGTGAGACTTTGGGAGATGACGCGGTATTCGTTGCCCGTGACCATATTGCCTTGGTCGGCGAGTTTACTGCGGTATGCGTCGATCTCCTTGTAGACTTCGCTGACGGCGTTTTTCTCGCCTTTGATGGCGCTGATGAATGTGGCGTGTTTGATGCCGACCTTGTCGACGGCCTGCCACACGTTGTCGTATCCGGTTACGAGGCGTGAGAGCCAGTTGTCGGTGACTTTCGCCCCGCTGGAGTCGGCCAGCGCCTTGTCGTAGTACTGGATGGCGGATGTTCCGTCCTGCAGTGCGGTCGATAGTTGGCTTGAGCGTTCTTGGGCTTTCTGCTGTTCGGAGATTAACGTTCCCAACACCGCGGCTGCTGCCGTGATGGCGACGCCCCACGGCCCTCCCAGCAGGTCGATGACGCCGGAACCGGCTTTTTTCAGACCGTTGAGAGCGGTCTCGCCCTTGCCGATGGTGACGGTTCCGGTGGCGATGTCGCTCGTGGCCGCACCCATGGACGAGCCGACCTGCATCAGTCCTTCGGCCAGCTGCGGGGCCGCCGTCCTGGCACGCTGTATCGGGTCGATGAGCATGGCGATCGCATTGCCGGCGGTGCCGGAGGTTTCCTCCAACGGCCCCAACGCCTTGTGCAATGCGATGGCGCCGCCGACCGCGGCGGTCATCGCGACCGCGCCCTGCTGGACCGGGGCCGGCAGGGACGAGAATGCGTTGACGAGCGTGTCCAATCCCTGCACGAGGTTGCGGAGCACGCCCTGTGAACCCTCGCCGAGATTGATCATCAGGGTTTCGAAACTGCCGGAGAGCTGTTCGATGTCGCCCTTGAGGTTGTCGTTCTTCTTCGACGCGACGTCGGCCGCGAACCCGCTGTCGGACACGGCCTTCGTCCATCCGGCGATGCCTTCGGATCCTTCCGAATACAGGACGTTCGCGGCGCGTACCGCGTCGGATCCGAAGATGATGCTCAATGCGGCGTTGCGTTGCTCCTGCGTCAACCCGCTCATCGAGGTCTTCAGCTGGCCGGCGAAGTTCTTCAGGCCGACGAACTGGCCGGACGCGTCGTATGCGCTGATGCCCAGCTCGTCCATTTGAGCCTGGGCTTCCTTGGTGGGCTTCGACAGGCGTTGGAGCATCGTCTTCAACGAGGTGCCCGCGTCGGATCCAATCATGCCGGCGTTCGCGAACGCGGACAGCGTGCCGACCGTCTCGGTCATGCTCACGCCCATGCTGTTCGCCATCAGACCGGCCTGGTTCAATGCGAGGCCTAGGTCGTGCGCGGATCCGACGGCCTTGCCGGCGCCGGCGGCCAGCGCGTCCGCGACCTTGCCCGCGTCGGAGCCCTCGAGGTTGAACTGCTTGAGTGTGGTGCTCATCAGTTCGGCGGCCTCGCCGACCTGCATTCCGTCGGACGCGGCGAGGTTCAACGCTCCGGACAGGCCGCCGGAGAGGATGTCCGTGGTGGACAGGCCGGCCTTGCCCAACGCGTCGATGCCCTCGGCCGCTTCGTTAGCGTTGTAGACGGTGTCGGCGCCCGCTTGGATGGCCGCGGCACGCAGCTTCTGCACGTCGCCGTCGGATGCCTGCAGGTCGGCTTGGATGGTGCTCATGCTCTGGTCGAAGTCCGCGGCCATCTTCGTGGCCGAAACGCCCAAAGCGACGGCGGCCAATCCCATTCCCGCCATAAGATTCGTGGCGATGCGGGATTTACTGCCCGGCTTCTCCAACGCGGTGGAGAGCTTCTCCGCCTGCGTGCTCGCGGCGGCCATCTTCGTGGAATAGTTGGAGGTGTCGGCCGACAGGCGGATCATGATGTTCTCGTTCAACGCCATCGTCGGCATCTCCTTCTTCTAGTTTCTCGGGATGAGGTTCGCGGTCTGCGCGTGCGGGGCAAGCACCGTGCCGGATTCCTCGTATTTGCGCATGGCGCGTTCTCGCTGGAACGTGATCCAGCAGGTCTCAACCTGCGCTCCGGCGAACAGCCGGTCCACCTTGCCCTGGTCGTGGCACAGGTCGACGCTCAGTCCGCACAACGGACATTCATGGAGTTTCTCGTACATGTCAAGCGCGCGCATCCAGTCGCGTTCGGTCTCATCCCATTCGATGGAATCATCCTCCGAAGGCATCCATCCGAGCCATCGTTTCAGGCTGATGCCGAGACGTCGCGCGCACCGCAAGTCGTTAATCAGGGCCGGCGCATGCTCGAGCCGGTCCGCTAGGCCAGCCGCGTCAACTCTTTTGGGATTTCGACCACCGGGGTGTTGAGCTCCTGCACGGTCTGCATGAGTGCATTGACTTGACTGTCGGTCATCGAATCGATGAGATTAGAGAACTCCTCGCCGGTGAACTCCACATCATCGCCGTCTGCCCATTCGGCGGATTCCATCATGAGCGGCGCAGCTTCCTTCGCGATGGCGGGAAGGTCCTTGACCACCCGCCCCTGCACGGTCCTGGAGTTTTTGAGGGTGATCTGCGCCCACTGGCTGGAGTTCAGGCCGCGGAGCGTGACAACGAGCGTCCTGTGTTCGACGCTTTTCAACAACGAGTCCAGCTGCTTGCGGATGGCGTCCTGCTCCTTGCGGCGTTCGGACGCCTCTGCCTCGGTCGAATCCGCCGTGGCATCAAGCTCGATGATCCTGTTACCGAGGCGCACGCTTTCCGCGAGTGCCTGCATGTCAGTGATGATGCGGTGTTGGCCGGTCGGGCGGGTGATGGTGATTTTCAATGTGTTTGTCCTTGTCTGTTTGTTGGTCCGTTCGGTTTTGGTGGCGCCCCGTGTCGGACGGACCTGGATGCGCGGGGCGCTGTGGTGGACTACTCGCTGCCCGCTGCGATGACGGTGATGGTTTCTTCCTTGCTGCATGGGTCGGCACTGAAGTTGATGGTGCTCATCTGGCGGCTGTTGATGCTGTGGGCGACCGGGATTTTGATGCCGATGGTCACGAGGTACACGGAGATCACGTCTCCTGCCTCGAACGGGGCGTCCACGGTCTTTCCTCGGCGGCGGACGATCCAGCAGCGTTTGCCGCAGGTGAGCATGTCGACGGCTTTGTTGTATTCCTTCGCGTCGGTGGTGTTGACGTTGTCGATGAGGTCCATGCTGCCGTCGGTGAATTTCTCCTGTCCGGGGATCTGTCCGACGGTCGCGGAGGATTCGCGGTCGTCGTCGACCATGTCCTGGCTGTGGGTGAGGTGCCAGCCGGTCGCGGACAGGTAGGGGCTCAGGTCGAGGTTGTTGGAGTTGTTCAGTTCGGTGACGGTGGGGTTGGTGTAGTCCTTGATGTCGGATTCCTCGACCATGATGGTTCGGAATTCGCCGTCTCCGAGATGTGCTGGGACTTTCTGCATGGTGTTTCCTTTCATGTTGTTTCCGGCCAGCCGACCCGCCACGTGAGCACGCGCATCATGTATGGCGTGCCGGTGTCCGGGTCGGTCAGGTCGCTTGGGGTGCTGCCGGTGTCCACGTCTCCGATGAGCGGGGACAATCCCGGCATGTCGGAGAGGGCTCCGTCGAGTCTTTCCGTAAGATGCGAGGCGAGTGTGTCGACGCTTGTCTGGCTTCGTGCGACGATGCGGATGTCGAGTCTGCCGATGTGCAGGTCGGTGGATTGGCTTTCCGTGTGCGTTCGGCTGGTTTCGGTCAGTCCGATGACGACCCATGGTGGGGTTTTGCCGGCTGGGGCGATGCCGTCCGTGTACACGTCCCATCCGCGGATCTCGCCGACGAGCCGGAGAACGGATTCCCTGACCTTCAGGAAGTCGGTCATAGGCTTGCCCCGGCTTCCTCGACGTATCGGGCGGTGGTCTCGAACTCCTGTTCGCCGTGTTCATAGAAGCGGTGGGTGCCTCCTCCGCCGTGGGCGCCTCCGAAGAACGCGATGTTGGCGAGGCCGCCTGCTGTCTTGACCGGCGCGATGTCCGCCTCGACCCTCATGCCTTCGGTTTTGATCTCGTAGGCGATGGGTATTCGGCGGAAGCTCGAATGGCCGCTCGACGCGAGATCCGCTTTGACCGCGGTTTTGATGTTCTGCGCGCCTTTCTTGACGGCGTTGGCCGCTTTGATCGGCGCGCGGACGCTCGCGACGGTGAGTTTTCTCGCCAGTTCGTCGAGCTCATGGGAGTCGATGCGCACTATGAGCCTCCTTCCATCGGGATCTCCTGCACGTTCCATCTTCTGGCGGTGGCGTGCGTCTTTTCGGATTGCATGTTCACGAGCCGGTATCGGCGTCCGACGAGTGCCGGGTCGGCCGATTCCACGACGGTCGCCTCGTATCCCTCGCGCGGCGTCGTGGCAGTGACGGGAAGGTGGAGGTAGAGGCCCCATTCGGGGATGAACGCTCCGACTGAGCCGTCGCCGTTCACGTTGTGCTGCTGTCCGGCGATGCCGCCGGCCGTCTGCACTTTTCCCTTGCCGTCGTAGACGACGTGTTGGGACACGGTTTCGGCTCCGGTGGACGGGTCGACCGTGACCGTGCCTGGCGCGGTGACGCGTATCCGGTCGGTCATGAGGTTTTCCGCCCACCCGCGCATTCTCGTCAGCGTCCTGTTGCTCATCCCGTCACCTTCATCATGAGGAACGGTTCGCCGGCCTCGTCGTCCGTCCAATACCGGCTCATGTCCGTGTTGGCGGATTCGTTTCTGGTGGAGTGCAGGATTCCGAGGCCGGCGATGGCCGGGGACTGGTCGGCCACGAGCTGGTCGAGCGTCTCCTTCTCGCTGGCGGTCAGGTAGGCGCCGGCCTCGTCGACCTTCCGGCTTCCGCCGTCCATGGCGTCGTCGATCTGGCGCGTCCACTGCGTTTCCGCGTTCGGATTGCTCCACAGGCGGCCGGCGCAGGTGATGCACACGTCCTGCAGGTCCTCCGGCAGGTCCGGTCCGGACCATTCGCGCCGCGTGTATGCGCGGATGCGGTTGGATGCGAATCTGAGCGCCATGGCGGCGCGTTTGCCGTCGGCCGACTTCTCGTCGATGTCCTCGCCGAGCCATTCGGCCAGTTGCGGGATGGTGGCGAATGGTTCACGCGCCATCATGCGCCTCCTCGTCAGTGGGATTCGGAAGAGGCGACCGCGGCCGGGACGATGAATCCGGCGGGATACTGCGTGCCCTTCTTGGCCACACGGGTGACGGGGTTAGCGACCTGGAAGCCGACGCGCATGACCACTCGCATGATCTGGCTGTCCTGCTGCATCGCGTTGTACACGATGGCGCCGGCGGAGTTGGAGATGACGCCCTGGTCGAACACCTTGTAGGTGATGTCCTGTCGGATGCCGACGATGAATTTCGACCAGTCGGCGGCCAGAAGCACCGCCTTGGAATCGTCCCAGCTGCCGTTGAGGACCTCGTTGCACGGGTATCCGTACAGGTTGGCCGGCTGCTTGTCGGTCAGGTTCGGCGTGTAGATGGGGCGGTTGTTCGCGTCGCGCAGTTCGGTCAGCTCCCAGTTGAGGCCGGGCTTGCTGGCGAAGCCGTTGATTGCGTAGCCTTCCTTCGCAAGGGTCTTGCCGAGGGACGCCACGTCGGCGGCGAGGTCCTTGCCGGTGCCCTGGGTGATGGTGTTCTTGGCGTTCTTCGCGCCGGCGAGGATGTCATTGCCCCACGTGGACGGCTTGTCCACGCCGAAGATGGCGGCTTGGTCGATCTTCTTGCCGAACGCCTCGGCGATCAGCGGCTTCATGGTCTCGAACAGGTTGATGGACGCGTCCTCGCGTACGGAGTCCGGAATCGGGACGAGTACCGCGAGTTCCTCGGCGGTGATGTTCACGTCCTCCCAACCGCTCTTGGTGGTCTCCTTGAGTCCGCCTTCGGACACCCAGTAGGCTTCCGGAAGGGTGGCGAGGACCGGCTGGGTCTTCTTCTTGGTACTCATCCTCATACGCTTCGCGCGGGTGAGCATGACGCTCTTCTCCGGCATGGTCTGGATGATCTCCTGGCTGATCTCGTCGGGGATGAGAGCCTGTCCGAGGTCGTTGCGCTGGATGCTGGAATTGAAATTGTCTGCCATTGTCTGCTCCTTGTATGGCGGTCAGTCGTTGTTGTCGAAGGCGTCGCGCATCCAGTCGGACGGACGTGACGGCTTGGTCGGGTCCATTCCTCCCGTGGGCTTCGCCCGGTTCGCCGGATTGCGAAGATCCGGCTTCTGCTGCGCCGTGGCCTGCGCGGCGTATCGCGCGGCGAGCTTCGCCGCCCTCGCCTCGATTTGCTCCGGGGTTCCCTCTCCCACCAGTTCGCGGTCTTCGGCCGTCAACTGCGGGTGAGCGGCGAGCGCGCGGCTCCAGGCGTTGTCGGCTTCGAGGCGTGCGATCTTCTGGTTGGCTTCGTCGAGGTCTCGTTGGGTTTTCTCCGTTTCGGTGAGTTTGGCGTCCTCGTATGCGCGGTTCTTGTCGGCGAGTTCGCCGTTCTTGTGTTTGAGGGTGCCGTTTTCCTCGCGGAGGTTCTGGATGAGTTTCCATGCGGTGGCTGGGTCGAACTGTTGTCCTTCGCGTTCCCATGGGGCTTGCGGCTCCTGCTGGCCGTCCGTCTGTCCTTCCGTGTTGTTCGCGTCCGGTTCGGACTGTTGGGCGCCGTCGGGTTCGTTCTGGACGTTGCTGTCCTGCTGGTTGTCGTCTGCCACTGTGGGCTCCTTCCTTTTGTTGCCGCCCGTCCTGCGGGCATGAAAAAAGCCCGTCGGGGCTTCCCGATGGGCTAAAGATGTGATGTTCGGCTTTTAGGCTTCCGGCATTGGCTTGAGGTTTCTGCGGACCTCGTTGGAGATGTACTTGTCGAGGTCCGTGTTGGCTTCCCACTGCGCTTCGCCGGTTTCGACGTTGACGAGGATGTATGCCGGCGGGCCGTAGCATCCGCCTTTTGCCATTCCCGGCCAGGTGTAGTAGTAGAGTGCCAGTCCGCCGTAGATTCCTTCGGGCTCGTGCAGTATGACGCCGTGATGCTTGGCGAATTCGTCGGCGGCCTTGTCCAGTTCGCGTCTTGTTTTCATCGTCGCATCGCCTTCTTCGGTTTGATGATCTCGTACGCGTGGTCCCTGACGATGTCCTTGTCGTCGACACGGAACATGCGCACGCTTCTCACATCGATGATATCCCTATCGAGGTAGTCATCCAATCTGGATATTTTGCCGTTCTGCGGGTCTATGACGACGGGTTCGCCTCCGTTGGCGCGTGCCGAGGGGCGTTCGATGATGACGATGTGGCCCTGCGTATGCTGGTTCGTGTATCCGAAATGCATGCACCAGCGCTGGCCGATGCCGACATGCCGTTCGATCCTGTCAACGACATTGCCGCGGTTCGGACTGCCGACGGCGAGGATACGTGGATGCAGCCCGGTCGCGCGGTCCACCCACATGCTGTTCGGGTTTTCCGACAGTCTGTCCTGCGTTGAGCTGGTCCTCGCCCTGGCCTCGACGTCGTAGCCTTTCCTTCGGGCGTCATATGCGACGACGCACGACTGGCAGTTGGTGGAGCATCCCCACTTGTGGTCGGCGAATCCGGGATTGGACGTTCCCCTGTCGGCCTGCGTGATGCTCATCGGCTTTCCGGGATGCGCGAGGACCTTGGAGAGTTCGGTTTCGCGTTTCCTGAGGACCTCCCTGCGTTTTTCGGCGCGTTCCTTGCTGATTTTCGCACGGTATTCGGGCGTGCTTCTGTAACTGTGCGAGTCACGGTAGTCTCCGGTCCTGCGCATGACCGGCAGAATCTGGTCGTATGTTCTCGCGGTGCCTTTGGGCAGGCTTTCGGCGGCCTCGTAGTAGTTGTCGATCCACTGTTTCTCCTTGTCGGAGGGGTTCCAGTCGCCGTACACCACTTCGACGGTGCATCCGCAATGCGGATGGAACTTCTCGCCGTCCGTCTGGCGGCGCAGGGCCTTCTGTTCGCTCGTGTACACGGGGCCGCGGCTGCAGAGCATCGCGCAGAACGCGCATGGATGCCCGTCGGACACGCGCCGCCATCCGATGGCGCGCGCGTCCTTGGCGGCCCACTGTTGCAGGGTGAGGCGTCCTCCGGTGAGCACGGCCTCGTGGAACATGCCGATGAACAGTTCGCGTGCGGCCGCGTACGCGGCCTCCTGCGTCTGCCCCATGGCCACGTGCCACAGGATGTTCGCCACGCCTCCCCATTCGAACTGTTTCCCCGTTTGGCTCCGGTTGAAGCGGGGCACTCCGACCTGTATGTCGCCGTCGCCCGTCTCGGCTTTGCGGAAGCGAGGCAGGTATTGGGCGGCCGTGTCGGCGCTGACCTTCCACCATTGTCCGAGCAGGTCGAGCATCGCCTTCTTCCAGATCGGCTGCGTACGGTCGAGGTCGTTCACGTCGAGGGTGTTGTCCCACACGCGTCGCATCTGGCTGTCCGCGGTGATGGCGAGCGCGACCTGTCGTCTGCGGTGCTGGTCGGTCAGGAGGGTGCCTTTAGCTGTTGATGCCATCGTATGCCCCGTTTCCGTTGAGTTGTCCGATTTGGATTTGGGTTGCGATGTCGTCGGCTGTGGGGTGTTGTGCGGCGTATTCGCGCCATGCGTCGGCTTGTGGCTTGGAGATGCCGGGGATCATGTCCCAGACGAGTTGGTCGGGGACGTGGAGCATTTGGACGGCTTTGCCGAGTGCGTCGACTGCTTGGCTGATGGTTCTTGTGTCGGTGTCTTCCCATTTGGGGAAGAGGTGGAAGTTGGCGGCGTCGTCGGGTCGGTTTTCGGCGGCTGAGGCGAGTCGGAGCGTGTCCATGTGGCTGATGCCGAAGGCGCGGCGGCGTTCGTTGCGTTTCGCGTAGAAGCCCGCTCTGGATTCCTCGATGCCGGCGTCGCCGACGTTGGTCATCTTGCCGAACGCCGTGGTCGGGGTTTGGCTGACGGCGGCGAGTTCCTCGACGTCGCTGGTTTTTGCTGCGACGATGTTGGCGAGGTCGGTTTCGGGGAGGCTTCCGAATTTCACGTCCATGCCTCCGGCGAGGACGCTGTCGTGTTCGATCTGGAGTTTTTTGGCTTCCTTTTCCGCTTCGGTCAGTCCGCTCATGTCGAGGCCGGTGGCGGTTTTGACTTTCCAGCTGTTGTAGTGCTGGGCGAGCATGCGGTCGTAGTTGTCCTTGTTCAGGCGGCTGGCCATGCGGATGTATGGTTCGACCTCTCCGGGCACGCGGCCCTGCAGGTCGCGTTGGTTGCAGTATCTGACGATCGGGCATACCGGATTGCCGTCCGGCGCGGTCACGCCGTGTGGCGTCTGTCCGTCGAATTGCCATGTACCGCCGGTCTTGCGCCATGTCCAGATGTTCCGTGAGTCCCAAAGCTGGTATTCGACGGCATGGTCGTCGAGTTTGCGGCGTCGCATGAAGATCTGCGGCCAGTTGTCGGATGCGGGGTCGTCGTAGAGGGCGATCGCGTCGCGGGGGCTCCAGCAGTCGATGCGGGCGTGGAGTTCGTCCGCCGATTCCTCGCCCCGGACCGCCGTGTATGCGGTGCCGTAGGCGATGGCCTCGCGGTGCAGCGCGATCTGGCGTTCGCCCATGCGGTTGCGCTGCCATGGCTCCCAGAAGCGTTGAGCGTCCCCGGTGTCCTGCGTCTCGGAGTCCACGCCTTCCAGGTAGAGGGTCTGGGCGAGCGTGGTGACGACGAGGCCGAGCCATGGGGTCTCGCCCATGTCGCGCAGCATGCGGTGTTCCATGGTCGCCCCGGCGTTCAGGCGGATGGGCTTGGGGTTCCACCGCCACCAGCGGTCGATTCTGTTGAGTTTCGGCTTCTCGTTGTCGAACGCCGGGATGAGCAGCGTGCTCAGCGCTTCGAACGCCTGCTTCTCGTTGTCGTAGCCGGTGGTCACCATAGCTGTCCTCCTCCGCTTCTGGAGTTCCTGTTCAGGTATTCGCGTCTGACCATGCGCGCTCCGATGGCGCATATCGCGAGGTCGATCTTGCGTTTCGACTCGCGGCTTTCCTTGGCGATGCTCATGCCGACCCTTGTGGGCTGGCGTCTGGCGTTGAGCATATGCAGGCGCAGCCTGGCGTCGCCGTCGTGGGGGAAGTCTCCCTCCGCGATGTCGGTGTACGCCTGGTCGACGGCGGTGACGAACCTGCGTTGGATGTCCGTGTTGATCATGTCGAACATGACGGCGTGCCTGTCCCGGCCGTACGGGACGGCCCATGTCTTGAGCCGGCGCCCGTAGTCGCGGTGCCACCGGTCGAACAGGGCATCCCAGTATCTCAGGCCTGTTTCGGAGTCCAGCACGTGGCTGGGGTCGCCGAAGAATCCGACCACGTCGTACGCGTGGAACGCCGCGCGCACCGCGTCGTCGACGCTTTCCCTGGGCACGCGCCAGTCCTTTCCTCGCTCACCGGCCGGTTTCTGCCACAAGCCCAATGGTTTGACGAATCCGTCGGAGACGCGGCAGGCCACGAGCGCCGTGCTGTCGTCGTTAAGCGAGCAGTCGAGGAACATGCTGATGCGCTCACCGTGTTCGAGCGAAAGCTCCGGGTGTTCGTTCTGGTCCCATTCCTGGTGGGTGACGAACGCGTCTTCCGGCGCGGTGGACTGGTTGTACCATTTGCGCCGGGATTCGCTCACCGGGTTCTTCGGGTTGAGGATTTCCTTGCTGATGCGTTCGATGGACAGCCAGGTGCTGTCGCCGCGCACGTCCTCGATGACCTTGCCTATCGTGTCCTCGGTCATCGGACTGTCCGGCGCGGCTTCCAACGAGTCGTAGAGCAGTCCGAAGTCCATGTATTTCGGACGCTTGCCCTCGTCGTCGCTGTCGGGGTCGCCTTGGGTTCCGTCCCATGCCTCGCGCACCCTCTGTCCGACGCTGTCCTCGCCATCGCGGTAGGCGTTGCAGATGTCGAGCATCTTGACCGCGACGCCCTCCTCGCGTTTGGCCGCGTTGCCGGAAAGCACGCCGTCCATGTCGCTGCCGCCGTTGGACGAGTTCCAGTTCTGCGTCTCGTTGCGGATCACGAATGTCGGACGTCCGCCCTCCAACGCCAACGGCGAGCTGGTGACCGCCTCGATCTGCCGGCTGTCTCCCATCGCGTACATGTTGAGCTTGCCCAATTGGATGCCGTAGTACTTGCGTGTGGACGCCGGCAGGAGGCCGGGCAGAAGCTTCATGGTGTTCTTGGTCTGTTCCTGGCTGACCGCGCACACCTGCACCCACGCGTTCGGCTCGTCCCTGCCGACCGGATCTCCGCTCTCGGGATCCCAATGGTCGAACGTCAATGGGGCGAAGCACGCGCCGCATGCCCCTCCGGCCGCCATCGGGTCCTTGCCCCAGCCTTTGAGCCGCTGCAGCACGGCGTTGTCGTGCAATGGGCGTCCGTGGTCGTCCAGGGCCCAGAACCACAGCCAGAAACGCGCTTGTTCGCTGGTCCACTTCCACGGCAGTCCTTTGGATGAGTCGCGAAGCCAGTAGCCGCTCCATCCGAGGAACTGCCAGCCGAGCGTCACCCGCGGAAGGATCCACCCATGCTCGTCACGGCGCCATGTCGGTCCGATGAGTATCGGGTCGGTGTTCCATTGCGGCGCCGGTTCGTCGGCGAGCATGTCCCGATACCAGTCGGAGATCTCGCGGATCTCGCTTTCGCGGCTTGGGATGAACGCGGCGGCCTTCAGGTTGCTGCGTAGTCTTGCCATCAGCCGTAGGCTTTCTCCCATTTGCTGTCGTGCCATCGTTTGTTGACGGTGGCGCGCATCTGGCTGGATCTGCCGCCGTCCGCCGAGGCGTCCTCGGACTGTTCCTCGGGTTCCGGCATGTCGATGCGTTTGAGCAGGTCGGCCAGATGGGTCTCGTCGCGGCGCAGTTCGGGCAGGAGCGGGTGCACGACGAGCTGTCCCTGACTTCCCTCGGTGGTGAGCTCGTCGCCGAGGGCCCTGCGAATGCGTCCGATGCGGTCGGCGGTGTAGCAGGCGTTCTCCAGTGTGCGGTACTCGCTTTCGGTGAGCTCCCATTTCGCGGTGATGTCGCGCCAGAGCCGTTGGCCGCGGCCGTTTTTGATCAGTCCGGCCGGCATACGGTGGGAGGCCGCGTCCTTGGCCATGCTTCCTCCCTTCGTAAGGTCATCCGAGTCTGTCGAGCAGACTGAAAAGGAACGTGAGGTCGGCCAGTCTGGCCGGCGAATCGCGGAACGTGCGTCCTGTGACCGTGATGTAGCGTCCTTGGCTGTAGGCTTCGGCGTTCATGATGCCCCGCACCCTGATTCCGGCGCGTTCCGGCATCAGTCCCCAGATGTGCAGGCCGTCGCCGCCGGGGCTTATCTCGATCCATGTCTTTCCCTCGACCGGCGCGATGAGGCATTTGGCCCAGTCGGCGAGGTATCCGCGCGAGTCGTAGCAGTGGTCGAGGTCGATGCAGGCGATTCCACCGCCCAGCGCGAAGCCCAGTCCGTCGCCTGCGGTGGACGCCTCGGCCGCCTCGAACGTGCTCCACGTGTCCGGATCGGTGCTGGACGCCACGGCGCCGTCTATCGTCAGCGGGATTTTCGTCGTTCCGTCGCCTCGGACCACCTTGCGCCATCTGACCCATCGGTCGACCAATGCCATGCGCGCCGGAGGGTTGAGCCTTTTGCGGTTGGCCTGCTTCCGGCATGCGTCGGAGCAGTAGCGGCGGCGTCTGCCGCGACCGGTCTGTTCGGGGAGCTCGATTCCGCATGTTTCGCAGGTGTTCATACTCCCCATTATATTTGTTTTTCTCTCAGAAAACGCTGTATACCAGTATTTTCAACCGTTTTTGTTATTTCGTGACATCAGTAAAAAACGTTTGTCCGGAAAAACGTGGAAGGCGTCGCGAAAAGCTGTGCCATGCCCGTACGTCGCAAAAACAGGGATATGCGGAACCATCTCGATGAAACGATGGAAAAACGTCGAAGCGCGAAAAACGGGACGGAGAAGCGTACGTACGACCTGAGTTGCTATCGGCGGTTAGGGCCTTGGCGCCGGCGGAGTCCTCCCCCACCGGTATCGACACCTCAATCAGCGGCCGATCAGGCCAGGGTGCCGTTCATTCGGATGCTTTCTCAGTCTCTTGTATCTTCTATTCCTTTCAGCGCTCTCGCGCGCCGTCTTCGCCTTGTGGCAAGCATAACTCAACCATTGCAGATTCTCCAAGGAATGGTTGTCTCCAGGAATAATGTGATCGCAATCCGTTCCGATTCCATCACAATCCTTCGCATGAATCCTCGCTTCGCAGCGTCCATGCGCCCGAGCCTTGACCATGGCCCTGCGGCTCTCCCAATCGTCGGGCAGCCTGAATCTTCTGTCGCTGCTGTTCCAATGCATCTGATTGCGCATATGCCACCATCCGCCCACCAAGGTCAGGTGGGATAGGTGCCTTCGGCGGGAGTCGAACCCGCGCATACACGCGGCCGCAAGGAAGAGGATCCGAAGATCTGCGACCGGTGCGATCTGCCACTGATTCCTACGAAGGCATGGACAGGCGGTTTGAGCATCACCGCATCACGTAAACGCGGGATTGGCTTGCCTGCCGCTGTTGGTGTATGCCCACTCTGACGTGGGTGGGCGGAGCGTGTCCGATATGCCGCTCAGACAGGACGGTGTTACGTAGCCCAAGGAGTTAGGAGAATCCAAGGTGGATATGAAAAGGGTTCAAACCAAGTCGCCTCGGTTTGAACCCTCTAATCCACTGACAATTGTGCGTTGCACTTTCGATTTTGTCAAATCGAGTCGCGTCGCACGACCTGTCCATGCACGTCGGAAAGCCTGTACAACGGCTGCCCCTTCACGTTTTTGCCGACCGGTTGGAGCCTGCCGCGCTTGCGCCATGAGCGAATCGTGTTCGCGTTGCACCGGAATCCGCATTCGCACAGCAGTTCCGCGCACTCCCCCGCCGTGAACGCGCGTCCCGACCGAACGCATTCCCTCAGGAACCCCAACCGCACATCCGCCACAAGGTAAGTGTTGCCGCACATGGGACACACAACGCTTGCCGCGCCGACCGCCGCTGTCAATTCGACTCCGCACAGCGGGTTCGGGCATCTTCCGATGCCATGTTTCGCAGGCGGCACGTCGATGATGTCCAGCGTCTTTCGAACCGTTGACTCCCACTCATGGTAGAAGTCGGCGATGTCAGGCATGCGGCGCAGTCGAGGACTGCCGGCGCAGGTACGCAGCATGTCCACCAGCGGCGGATGCATGCCATAGGTCGCCCAAGGCATGGCGGGCGGAGCGTACAACCGGCGCCAGAGTGCGATTGCGGCATCCTCGATGGCCTGCATGTGGTCGAGCACCGGCAATCGGATTGGCGTCGGTGCGGCTGGAAGGTTGACGCGTCCAGGCTGGCGGCCTCCGTAGTGCGCGGTCGAGTCCAGGAACTCATGCAGCGAATCCAACCATGATGGATATTCCCGCAGCCAGCCGCGCATCAGCCCATCGCATTTCGCGCACATGGTGTCGCCGACAGCGCATTCTCCGCCGCAGACGAGGCACACGCCGGCGAGCGCTGGCTTGTTTTGGTTGGTTTGTGCTGGTTGTGTCTGGTTTGGTGTTGGTTGGGATTCGTTGGTCTGTTCGTTCATTTGTTCGATTCCCTCCGGCGTGGTAGTCTTCTGGTGGTGTCAGGAGCCCGGCCGGAAGGTCGGGTTTCTTGTTATTCGTGGTGTTGTTGAATGATGGCTTTGATTTCCTCTTTGGGGACTTGTGGCATCAGTGGGGCGATCTCATCGAGGCTGCATCCGGCCTGATGCCATTTGATGATCATGTCCGTGAGGGTTTTCTTCACTTTCATTTCGTTTCCCTTCGTATTTGCTGGATGATCGTCTCGTATGGTTTGCGGTGGAAGATGCGTATCCACCATTCGGGGCGGCGGCCCCATATGGTTTTGACTTCGGTGAGGGGAAACCATGATACGTACCATTTTTGGCAATTTCCGCAGTACAGCACCTCGCCTTCCTCCTTCGGTCTGGGATGCTCATGGTCGAACGCTGGCGGCCTTGGCACCAAATAACTTCGATTGCTCATTTTGTGTCCTTGAGTGTGATGCGTGTTGTTTTTCTCATTTCGTTTCCTCCTGGTGTTTGCGCCATTCGCCGTTGGCGTATCGGTTCCATCCGCGGATCGCGGTTTTGATGCTGTCGTCCGGTGTGGTGATCCAGACGGCGTTCGGACATCCATGGCATTTGGCGATCCAGATGCAGTGCATCTTGGCTCCGATGATTCGGGCGTAGGGTTCGATGCCGGGTTTCCTCGTGCCGCAGTAGGGGCATGGACTGGTCCTATGCCATTTCCTGGCATGCGATGTGGTGTTTTTCATGGTTTGCTTTCCGTGATGACGACGGCGCGGATGCCGTCCGAGGTTTTGTTCGTGTGATGGCGTAGGTCGCAGTCGATGACGTGCAGTCCTATGCCCCGGTATTTCAGGACCGCGTGGACCGGACTCAACCGGATCAGATCCAATGGGCCGTCCAACGTGACATCCATGCCGGTGAGCGCGATGCATCGACGGCCGATCAGGTCGGCGGGATTCCGGTACTGCCACGCCGTATGCGTCTGGACCGTCATGGCCGGCCTCCGATCCAAGCGACCAGGACGGCCGCGCACAGGAGCATCATGGCGGCCGCTGTCATCACCATGCTCCCTTCAGGGGCTTGCGGTATCGGATGTAGTCGTTGATGTCGCGTCGGATGCAGTCGCGCACCCTGTGCGTGCCACGATGCCCCTCGTACGGATCCTCGGGACAGTCGATGAACCTCAAATACCGGCGGAGCGTGGTCAGGTCGAACTTGCGGTAGGACAGCCACCTATCCGGGTCCAGGTCGAGGCGTTTGAGGAAGTCGATGTCGAAGTCCACGTTCGTTCCGGCCGGAACCAGCGTGAAGCGTTGCGACAGGGAGTCGAGATACTCCTCCACTGCGTTCGCGACCGCTTCCACGCAGTCGTCCGTGCGCGAGCCGTTCAACAGTTCGAACAGCAATCCATTGTCCGTGTGCATCGAGAACGCGACCGGGCCCATGTCCAACAGGTCGAGACAGTCCGGTCTGATGATGCGATGCAGGGATCCATACGAATGTTCGCCCAGCACGTCGGTGCATTCCATGCCGACCTCCAACGGCAGACTGTCATTCCTGTCCGTACCGGTCGTTTCGAAATCAAGCCAGAGCAGCGCCTCCGGCTTCACGTTCAGGTCTTCGTCCTGTTTCCTCATGATTCTTCCTTCCAATCGCTTTGCCATTCGATGATCTCGATTTGAGTGAGCCGTTGCGCCGTGCCGTCATCCAACAGCCACCACCAGTCGCCATTCCAATCGCGTATCGGCACGCTGAGCGGACCACGCCAACTCGGGATGATGTAGCCGAACCGTTCCGCCTCCGCCGGATGCGCGTGCGCCCAACCATGGCAGCCGGTCGTGCCCGACCCGCACAGTTCGACGATGTTGCACGGCAGGTCGCGCATGGTCGGGTCGGCCCGACGGCGCAACTGCCGGTGGTGGCCGCTCCTACCCGGCCAGACGCTCGGGTCGTGCAGGTTGCGTCCGCAACGCATGCAATGCCAACCCTGACGTTGCAAGGCGACGCGTTTCGATTCCTGGAATTGCCGGTCGCTCATCGTCGCTCCCTTCCGAACTGGTCGAGCAGGCTGATGCAGGTCGAGCAGTCGCGTTTGATATCGCGGACGAGGTCAAGGTCCATATCGGCGAGCGCCGGACCTTTGAGTGCGTCGAGTTCCAATCGGTCCGCGGCTTGGATGGCCGAGGTGAGGATGCCGGCCATGTGTGCGATGGTCATGGCGTTCATGCCGCCGCCTCCTGTTCGAACAATTGTTCGGCCAATACGTCGCCGGACACGTTCGCGAGCTGACGGCGCAGCATGTCCGGGTCCACGCCCTGGTTGAGCAGGTCCGCGACCTTGCATGCGAGCGCCATGTACGTGTCCGTGCCCTCGCAGGCGATCGGGCCGAGAACGCGTTTCACCTCTTCGCTGCCCCACGTATACCGTCGGCGAGCGTTGGAATCCTTTGGCGTGGCGAATCCGCGTTCCTTGCCTTTGACGAGCCAGTTGCGGAATTTCGCGTTCCAGTCGGCCGAGCGGGCTCCCGAGTCGAGGGCCCTGTCGCGGAATTTGTCGGCTTCGGTGTCACAGTCGATGTCGAGCCGGTCGGCGAGCGCCCGGTGTTCCTCAGAGGGTTTCCAGTCGGCTGGTATTGGGATTGGTTTTCTCGCGCGCGCGTTACTCTCTCTAGGTTCTATATAACTTTCTTCCTTATATAGGTTTGGGCGTAGTGATACTGCGCCCCTAATTGCGCCTCTAACGGCTGTTTTTTGCGCCCCTAATTGCGCCTCTTGGCTGTTTTGGGGCGTAGTATGCTGCGCCTCGGATTCGTTCTTTTTTAGGGGCGCAGTTTTTGCGCCTCTAAAATCCTCCATGCTGAGGTTCCATACGATCGGACGGTGGCGTCCGTAGTGTTCGGTGAGCCTCTGGTCGCCCTTGACGATCAATCCGGATGCCTCCAGGTCGTGCAATCCATGCTGGATGGTGCGGCGACTGTACCCGGTGAGAGCGCACAGGCGCTTCTGGGATGGGAACGCGCCACGGCCTTCGGTGTCGGCGTGGTCGGCGAGCGCGAGGAGGATGCGGAGAAGCGACCCTTTGGCCATTTCGGCGGGCACGTCGTACATGGCCCACTCCAATGCCTTCATACTCATGATTCCTGCTCCTTTTCGACCATCGCGCCCTTGAGTGCCTCGCGTTCCTCCGCACTGGGCTGGTATCCGAGGTGTTCCAATGCGCCGTACCAGACGCACATCTCATCAACGCCGCGCATGGTGCGCCACGCACGCCAATCGGCGTTGTCCTCCTGGCGTGCGGCCAGCACGTCGAGGATCCGCAGCGGCCTGTCCCTCAACACCATGCGGATCTGGTCGAGGTTCTCCTTGCATTCCAACGACCAGTGGTCGTCGTCATGCTCAGTGATCGGCAGATTCCATCCAAAACCGATGAGCGCCTCCACGACACCCTCGCCATGGAGGCGCTGGCCCACGAACATCGAATGCCAGCCGACCGTCTCAGCGAGCGCGAGTTCGCAGATTCCCGCCACTGTCTGTTCGCGGGTGAGCGTGTGGAGGTTGGTTTTCAGCCATGCGAAACGCGTGTCCCTCGCAATCGCCTCGAAGTCCCTAGCCTTGCGGTCGAGTTCCTTCCCCCGTGCCATGATGGTCTGGCGTTCGGTTTTCGCGTTCTTCTCCCTTTCGAGTTGGTCGAGTGGAATCGGCTCGTACAGGCAGTAGTCGCCGTGGTTCTTGAAGACGCAGAATTCCGGCCACCCATCCTCGCCCGTGAACTGCTTCCAGAACGGATCCCGAGTGGAGGAAATGATGTTATGCCGCCTGTAGCCGCGCGGTTCGAACGTCCAATAGTTCTTCCCGTCCGGGAAGGATTCGACCTTGACGCCGGCCTTGGCGAGCGCCTTGTCGGCCTCACCGCACCATTTCGTCTTGTCGCGCTCGCTGACGAGCCTTCGGTACGTCCATTCGAAGTCGGTGGACCGTGCGAGCTCGCGTTGCATGTCGGGGTCGGATTCGAATTCGGCGAGCTTGTCCAACTGGTCGAGCGTCAGTTGGCTGAAGTCGGCGGACATGTCGCGCGTCTCCTGCGGGATTCTGGCTATCTTCAACCGTCTGCGGACGAACCGGTCGCTGCGTCCCGTCTTCTCGGCCATCTCCTTGACCCGCACGCCCAGGTCGAGAAGCCCTTGGTAGCCGTCGGCCTCCTCCACTGGAGTCAGGTCGGAGCGTTGCGTGTTCTCCACGAGCATGATTTCCTGTTCGCGGCGCGCGTCCATCTCCTCGACGATCGCGGGCACGGTCGAGAGTCCCGCCTGTCTGGCCGCGGCGAGCCTGCGGTGGCCGATCACGACACGGTACTGCTTGTGTCCGTCGATGTCCGTCTCGCCGTTCGGCGTGACCAGCAAAGGCTGTTTGATGCCCTGGCTTCGGATGCTCGACGCCAGTTCTTCCACGTCGCCGACCTGCTTGCGTGGATTATGCGGGTTGGCATGCAGGTCGTCCACCTGCAGATTCTCTATGGTGATGCCCATGATCCATTCCTTTCATCAGAAATCCGGTTCGGATTCCGGCTTGCCGAAATCACCGAACGAAGACGACGAGCCCGAAGCCGAGCCCCACGGGTCGGACGGCGGCAACGAAGCGCCAGCAGCGGTGGTGCCACCCGTATAGCCAGCCGGAGCGGAAGACGGATTCCCATACGCTCCAGCCGTACCCCGCTGCGCCTTGGCCACCTGCGCCGTCGCATACTTGAGCGATGGGCCAATCTCATCAACCTGCAATTCCACGGAAGAACGCTTCTGATGCTGCTCGTCCTCCCATGAATGCTGGGTCAGCCTTCCCTGGGCGATCACACGCATGCCCTTGGCGAGGGAACGGGCGCAATGCTCGGCCAGATCACCCCATACCGTGCAGCGGAGGAACAACGCGTCCCCATCGACCCACTGATTCGCCTGCCGGTCGAACGTACGCGGAGTGGACGCAATCGTGAAACCAGCCACGCTCCGACCGTTCTTCGTCGACCTCAACTCAGGATCCGCGGTCAGATTGCCCACCACCGCGATGATCGTCTCACCAGCCATTAGAACCTACCTTTCACGGCGAGAGTCTTGATGATGCGGATGGTCTCGCCACCATCCCTGGTCTTCACCATGTGCGTCAACTGCGCGGCCGCTCCCTGATGGAAACTGTCACCAGGCATCACCTCCAACACGGGAGACGCCACCTCGGACACGAACCGGCCCACCAGTCCGGTGAACCGCACGCCCAACGATTCGAGGATCACCAGCTCCTTCCACGCCTCGGTCTCCATCGCCCGACGGCACGCCTCAGCCACCGCCCTGTCGCCACGCGTCATCCCCTTCATGCCGACGTCCTTGACCGGAGCGTTCGGACTGAAATGCCAATGCGGCAGAATCTCCTTCATCGGTTCCTCCCTTGACCTTGATTGATATGAGATTGATTGATACAAGCCGGACCGCTGGGCGCCATGACAGCACTGGAGCACGCCCATCGTTCCCACATCCCCAAGAAAGCTGAACGAAGCGGGGATGCGGGCGGCGTTGACGGTCCGGCCAAGCGCCGGCGGCGGGATTCGAACCCACAGCGGACGGCGTGACGGCGGAAGACGTGAGAGTGAATGCGTGAAATGCAATGTGAGATGAAGGGACCCACGCTTCCGCCATCCGTCCGCGTCCTTGTACGCCGGCGGATACGGTCAGACGTCGCCATCCACGTCATCGCGTGGAGCGAACCTGACCGTCAGCCACAGGACCGTGGCCAGATACACGCCCTCCACCACAAGCGCGCCCGTCAGACCGCCGCCATGCCAGGTAAGCATGAGCGTCACGCTCACGACCAGGCCGACCACGGCCAGCGCGAACTTCAAACGCCTGAGCGTGTAGTTCGGCCTCCCCTTTTCGAACCCGTCCTCGATGCGATAATCGTTGTCCGTCATCTTGCGCCTCCGATTTTTTGAATGAATGTCCTTGCCTGGTCTTTTCCGATGCTCGCCAGCTCGCGGCTTCCGTCGACGTCGAGTTCCATGAGGCTGGCGCCCTTGCCCGTGACGCGAATCGCGTAGCCGGTCAAACCGAACATGATCACCGTGTCCTTCGGCGGTACGGGTGGTGCCAGCAGCGTTTCCGCGTCGATTCTCCTGAGTGCCATCACAGCTCCTTGTTGATCGTGTCGATGATGAGGTCCACGAGACTGGTGACGTCGAGGTCGATGTAGCCGACGATGTGGCCGAGCGGACGGCTCGCGTCGATCCCATCCCATTCATCGCCGACAGCCGGCCTGATGACGTCGCCATAGTCGTCGAATTCGTCGAACACGGCCCTCACGCACGCCTTGCGAATGTCGTTCATGCTTACTCCTCCAACGATTTGACGTATCGGTCCATTTCCTCGCGTCTGATGTGACGGCGGGAAGGCGTTCCTCGTTTGCTTGGCGGACGAAACGTGTCTATGTCGCCCTGGTTGACAGCCTGTCGGAGGCCGTCGTAGTCGATCCCGTACAGGCTCGCGGCCTGCGGGATGGTCCATGCGAGCCTGTCCTTCAACGGGATACGGCTCGCATCCTTGAGCTCGTTCTGCAAAACCATCACGCGCCTCCTTTGCGTGTGTGATGCCGGGCGGCGTTAGGAGAACCGCCCGGCCCCCTCCTAAAATCGGTGCCATCCCGCATTTCCGACGTGCGGGCCGAACAGTTAGGAGAAGAATTATGGATTGGATCAGTTATGGTTTGGAAGGCTTGACCGCGTTGTTTACCGGAGGAGCTATGGCTTGGAACTTCGCATATCGAAGTAGGCCGAAGTGGCAGCCCTATGTGGTCGAATGCGGATACGGAAATCCTCCGTGCCTTCTGGTCAAGATCGTCAATGTGGGCAACGGAGCCGCCACCGACGTGCATGCAACGGCCACCCACAGTCCCGAAACCCCTTATGGATCACGGCGGAAAGGCTTCAACTCTCTTGTCGCCACTGGCGGCTGCGTGTACGCGCGAATCAAGGTGAAGGAATCGGAGACCGAGGAAAATGGCCATAAGTACCTGCATTACACACCTCCCGAAGGCGCTTCGGTGACGATCACCTGGCGGCAGCAGCCGTTCATCGGCCACGGGAAAACAAAGACCTGGCCCTTGTCCAAAATTCCCCACGATTTCTCGCAAGGGGACTAAGTTCGATCTGCGTCTGGGCTGAACGAATCGCACAGAGAATGTCATGAAGCACCTTGACCACGGTCAGAAGTTTCAAGAGAATCGCGCAAAGCAACACGATCACGCACAGCAGCTGACCCGATAGGCATGCGAATTGACTGACGCTCATCACGCACCCGCTTCCAACGACGGCTGAGCGCGACCCCAGTACCGATCGATGAAATAGCGCTGCCCCTTGCCCGTGACCTTCGGAGTGCGACTGACCGTGGTATGCCCATCCGCATGGGTGACGGTGGTCTCCTTGATACGGAACAGGCCGAGGTCCATCGCACGCTGTGTCGGCACGTTGCGATTCGAACCGGACTTGCCGAGATACCCGTCAGCCTGAAGAAGACGGAACAGTCTGTTCTGGCCGATGTCCATCCCGTTCTGCCGGAGCATCTTCGCGAGCTCGCCGACCAGGCACGTGCCGTCGGACGCGGCTACGGCGTCCGCGAACCGCGCTTTCGGCTCCAGTTCCACGATGCGCGACTGCTGCGAGGCAATCTGCTGGTTCTTTTGTTTGATGGTCTTCTGCGCGACGAGCACGGCCCTGGCCATGATGTCCTCATCCGAATCCGAATCGCCTGCAGGGATATAACCGCCGGTCCTGCGGATCTGCGGCAGCACCTCGTGAGTCACCCAACGCTGGAACTCCTTGGCCTCCGGCTTCCGCGAGCGCATGATGAGCTTGTACAGGCCTGGCTCAGAGATGATGAGAGGCGCACGACCTGGCTGATTCCAAACCTCCGAATTGCGGAGGTTTGTGATTTCGTCATCATCAAGAGCTTCACGGAGATGATTTGTGTCAATGCCGAGGATGTCACACGCGTCCTTGGCGACGAACCAAGGCTCCCCCGCCTCATCGGTCAAGGTGCGCAATGCCGCGCCCTTGAAATCGAATCGTTGGATTTCGTTGTTCATTGGATTCTCCTTGGATTTTTGATTGCTCCTTCGCATATGCTTGTAATGTTCAATCCGAGCATGAAAGGAGGTGAAATGGATAAGAGCTTTCTTAAAGTCGATGGTGTTGTGCTTCCGGGCGCTCCAGATTTCCTTGCCGAACAGTTCAACGAAATCGAGGAGATTCTAAAAGGAATGAAGCCCGGAGAACGCAAACGCAAATCCTTCATTGCGAGAACCAACGATGGCAAAGAGAACATAATCACCGTTTCTCTGCATTGCGGTACCACAATGAGCCTCGACATCATCGATGATGGTTCCGACGCTTATCAAGCGTGTGCTGAACGCTTGAAGAACTAAGGACCGTTCTCTTAAAATCTCTCGAACCATCTTCTGAATCGCCGTCCGCGTGAGAGAGTTCCAATTCCTCGCGGACGGCTTTCCTTATCGCGCCAAGCATCGCCGGGTGCAGGCGTTCGAACTCCTCAACGGAAATCGGGTTCATGGATTCGTCCGGCGTCTCGGCCGGAATGTTGATGCTCATTTCGGATTCTCCTTAGAATCGTTTTGCGTCGTTAGCTGTTGAGCCACAGATTGATGAAGATCGTGATGACGCTCACCACCGCGCAGGCGATGGAGAACCAAGTCGTTATCGTTTCCATATAAAAACCTTCCTTTCAATTCATGCGTCGGCGACTTATGATTTTTTGTCTCTGACGAAGAACTCACTGACATCACACCCAATCGCTTCAGCAATTTGATGCAATTCACGAACAGTGAATGGCGATGACGCTGGATATCTAAGCCTCCTTGTCAATGTGACTCGAGGGATTCCAGACTTCTCCGACGCCTCAGAAACGCTGAATTTCGCACTGGAAAGAGCCTTGTCAACTCGTTTTGCAACTGTTGCTGAATACTTCATGCTGTCCATACTTTGCATACTAATGCCCATTTGGGCAGTATGCAAGTGCGACACGCCCAGACGGGCAGTTGTTAGCAAATTTACAGTCGTTATACTGTCCATATGGACATTAATGAAGCAACAGCTAAAGCAATTGCTGCAGAACGTTCTGCAGCAGGATTAACCATCAAAGAGCTTTCGGAGAAGTCTGGCGTACCAGAACGAACGCTAATCAGAATGCTGAAAAACGAGCGCGACATCAAAGTAACGCAAATAGCTCAGCTAGCAGACGTTTTCGGTATTAATCCACATGAACTCATTGAGGAAGCCGAGAAATTCATTGCTAGAGCCGCGCGCAATGAGGCCCGCGAGCGCGAATCCCAGATCACCGATGATCTCATCGACCGTATCGCCGCGCACCCCGAAGACTATGACATGGCCGCAAACAGGGATCCGAACGCACGTCTCGAGGCCGAGACTCCCGATGAGTAGGGTAATGGCCGGACGCTAATTGCTATTATTCATCTTTAAGCGCTTTATCTTGACTAATATTGACTCATAGTTTATGGTTTCTATCAAATAGAATTGTATTTGAGAAAGCGGTGACCTTAATGAGCATGGAATATAAGACTTTGGCAAGACTGTTCCACGCCGACAGGAGCGCAGACTCCTACACCAACCACGACAGGCTCGCCAAACAACGCCTCGAGGACGATTCCACCTTCGCGACCGGAATCGGCACGCCCCTGGGCGAACTGTTCATCGCCACACCGCGCTGCATGTGCATGCTCACACAGAAGGTGCTTCTCGCCGAACGCCGGGTATCAGCCATGTGGAAAAGCATCCCAGGAGTCATGCGGTGGAACTACATCCACCACGCCATATCCGAGGAGCTGCTCGCCACAAACGAGATGGAAGGCGTCAGGTCGACACGAAAGGAGACGGAAGCGGCCGTGGCCGCCGCCCGGCAGGCCAAGACCGATGGCGATATGGAGAAGGCTCGGTTCGGCGAGTTCGCGAAACTGTATCTCAACCTCACCGACCACGATGTCGAACTGCCCAAGACCCTTGAGGATATCAGGGACATCTACGACAAAATCGCCCTCGACGAGATCGAAGACAAGGACAGGCCCGACGGGGAACTGTTCCGGAAAGGCGACGTGGAAGTGCAGGGACCACACGGCACGGTCATCCATAGCGGAGTCAGCGGCGAGGCTCGGATATCGGCACTGCTGGCGCAGATGATAGACCTCGCCCGTTCGGATACCATACCGTTCCTGCAGAGGGCCATCGCCAGCCACTTCCTGTTCGAATACATCCACCCGTTCTACGACGGAAACGGCAGAACCGGCAGGTATCTGCTCGCGCTCTATCTCAGCCATGACCTCACACTGCCCACCGTGCTGTCCCTCTCCAAGACAATCGCGGAGAACAAGAACGAATACTACAAGGCCTTCACAGAGGCCGAGGACAAGCTCAACCGCGGTGAACTCACGTTCTTCGTATACACCATCCTCGGATTCATCGAACGCGCGCAGAAGTCCTTGATCGAGGAACTCGGCATCAAGATCGACCAGCTTGGCAAGGCGACCGACCTGCGCGACGAACTGCGGAATGAGCATGCGATGTCCAAGAACGCGACGCTGCTTCTTTACGCGGTCATGCAGGAGGAGCTGTTTGACACCACCAAGTCCATGACGCTCGAAGACGCTGAAGTCGACCTCAGGCTGACGAAGCAGACAGTCCGCAAATACGTGGATGAACTTGCGAGCGCGGGTCTCATCGAATTTGTCGGGAAACGTCCACTCAAGTTCAGGGCCTCCGAAGCGTTGCGTGCGCGTATGGGTGTGGGCGCCATACCTATGAAAGAGGATTTTTAAAATCGAAACGATTTCAGGTTTGATCGAGCATGCGGAATCCATGGGCCTGTCGGTCGTGTCGCGTGACCTTCCACGCGACATATGCGGCCTGTACGACGACCGGCATGGGCTTATCCTATTGGCTGACTGGCTCAACCAGCGCCAGCGCCGCTGTACATTGTGCCACGAGCTCATACACGCCAGACACCACGACCCCGGATGCGGCAGCCAATACGGCATCAAATGCGAGCGCCGGTGTCGTAGGGAGACCGCGTTGGCGTTGATATCGCCGGTGGATTACGGCATGGCGGAGACGGTGTACGAGGGCAATACGTGGATGATGGCCGTGGAATTAAGTGTCACCATCCAAGTACTGTCAGATTATCGGCAGCTGCTCTACGATTCCGGCGTGTGTATGCAGTGAATACCACCAAGCGATTGTTCATGGGGGTACGATGGAGTGACCGGCATGGTCGCCAGAGAAGAAAAGAGAATCCAATGACCAACAACAATCCAAATCCGCAGCAGTTCCAGCCGCAACCGGTTCCACAACAGCAGCCGGCGCAACAACCGCCATTCGCGCAACAGCCGCATTTCCAGCAGCCGCAGCAGCCGGCGCCGCAGCAGCCGATGATGCAGCAGCCCTACCGGCAGCCGGCCGAGGAGAAGCATATGAGTGCGCTCGGCATCACCGCATTCGTTCTCGGCGTCATCGCACTCGTGCTCTCGTGGATCCCGATCGTCAACAATGTGGCGTTCGCCTTCGCCATTGCCGGCATCATCTTCGGCTGCTTCGCACTGTACGCCACCAGGAAGAACGGAAAGAAAAAGGGCCGCGGACTAGTCATCGCGGCAGTCATCATCTCCCTCATCAGCGGCGGAGTGGTCCTCTACACGCAATCCGTATACGGTGCCGCCGTGGACAGCGTGAGCAAGAGCATGGATGAGACAAGCAAGCAGATCCAGCACGATTCCGACAATTACGATAAGGGCATCGTCAACGAAGGCGCCAAGGAATTGAAGCTGCAGGTGACCATCAGCAACGGCAACGCAGAAGTGACCTACGGCAAGGGCGGCGGCAGCAGCAACGAAACCGTCTCCGGCCAATGGGAAAAGACCATCACCGGCGATGACGCCCAGAAGGACTGGACGCTCAGCGCCTACCCGTCCTTCGACATCGACAACCAGACGCCCGCTGACACGCAGGTGACATGCACCATCACCGTGGACGGCAAGCAGGTCTCGCATCAGGAAGCGACCGGCGACAACGCCAACGTGTACTGCAGCGTCTACGACAAGCAGTGACAACTTACTAGACGCAGAAAACGCACCCATCCACGACTTTTGCGGTTGGGTGCGTTTTTATAACGCCATCAGAGAAAGAGAGACAACAAATGAAAACCACACAAAAGGTGATCGCCGCAATGCTCGCCATCATGTTCCCAATCGTTCTGGCCGGAGGATGCGGCAGCCGGACAACATCAAGCCAGTCAGCGAGCGCCGACAGTCAAGCCGACTCGCAGGATTCCGAAACAGACTCGCAGGATTCCACCGACAGTGATGATGGTTCTCCGCTCGCGAATGGGCTGTCCGGTTCCTGCGAGGGCAGTGACCCGCGGTTGCCGAGTGTGAAGCTCGATACGAGCGCCGGATATCTCGGCGTGGAGATACCCGGCAATGAACAGATCAGGCCGAATGAATTCTACTCGTATGATCTTATGCTCACCAACGAGAACGGCGACTCTTGGATGGTGCAGCTATCCGACTACGTGTCGTCCGGGGAGACCAACAGAAGCGTTTTCAATATGCAGACAAGCAAGAACCTGAACTACCCGGGTTGGAGCAACTCGGACGACAAGTCGGTCTTCTCAACGTCCGTTCCGGATACGGCGATGCGTGGAACGTCCATGGATTGGCAGATGACGCTCAGCATCGACGGCAACGATGTGGCTAAATGCCCTACGGACGGGACGACATCGCTCGAATAAACCAAATCGCAACCCGATAGTCCAAACCCCGGCCACCCGCATACAGCGAGCATCAGAGGTTTCTTAGGTTCCATAGCATCCGGCGCGAAGACCGCCCTCGCTTTGATCGAACACCGTAGTTATAAAATGGGTGTATAATTTTCCACAGCAATTATTTTTTACGTTTTTCCGGCGGAAGGATTCGACTTGGAAAAATACTCATATCTGAATGGCAAGGACGAGAAAGACATCATCAAGGACCGAGTGACGGAGCTGACTCCCCTGATCCGGATTCTGGAAGAGTCCTATGCCGATGTTCTCACCATGGAGAAAACCCAGTTTTTCTCGCAAGGGCAATACCGGCTCAAGCGGGCCGAAAACGTGAACATGCGGACCCGCAACCGATGGAATCTCGAACAAGAGAACAACACCTGGAAGGTCGTGGACCCGAACTACACGCATCTGCGAGACGAGGTCACGCGAATGCGAATGGAGATACATCCAATCGACAGCCGCACCGGAGGCGTTCCCAAACCTGCGAACACGGTCGCGGCACGGGCAAGATACAACCAGCACAAATGCCTACCGGCGGAATTAATCCCGGAGAACATCTCTCCGGACGGCGAATTAGTCCCTGACCTCTCAAATGTCAACCTGGTTGCTGCATGGACCATCGTGGATGGTCATGCAACCATCACTCTGCATAAGATCATCGACGCCAAGAAACTCAAATCGTGTCTCGACATTCCACTCCTAGGAAATCGTGAGGACCAATCTAAGATACGGTACGAGGCCGCTCCGGAGAACGAGATGCTCATCCCCAACCTGATCGACGAGGAAACCAAGCACTCGGAAAAGAAGACCGAAGCAGCGAACAAGGGCTGACGAGAAGGAAAAGGTCCGCCCAAATAAAACGAAAGGAACCAACCATGGTTGAATACAATCCAGATCGGATTGTCCTCATGCGCAGGTTGGAAAAAAAGACGCAAGCCGAACTGACAGAGGGAACGGGAATATCAACAGCAAAAATCAGCAAAATCCAAAATCGAATCGTCCCGTTCACCAAGGAGGATGCCGAAAAAATCGCCACGTGCGTAGACTATCCGCTGTCGTTCTTCTCCATGGATGACACACCTACCCCACCGACGGAACTGACCTATCGTAGATCTTCAAAAACCCTCGTCCGTGAAATCAACGCAGTCTCCGCCGAATATGAGATCATGGCAGGCACGGTACGCCGCATAGCGGAGCGCCTTCGGATGAAATCACACCTGCAGTGGATTGATGATATAGCCCCCAGAGACGGAACCCCGCTTTCCATGGAAAAAATAAACCATATCGCGCAGGAAACGAGACGTTATCTCAATCTTGCCGATACGGGCCCGGTCCGTAACGTGACGAGAGCGTTGGAACGCGTCGGCATTGCGGTGATGCCCATGCATAGTTCCGGTGAGGAATCGGAATACAAAACAACGAGCGAGGGAGTGTCGAACCCGACCTTGGATACGCCAGTGCCTGTGATCGGGTATCTCGGACGCAACAACACCGGGGACCGGCTCCGCTTCACCAAAGTACACGAATTAGGTCACATGATTCTGCATAAATACAGGATCCATCTCACACGGCAGCAGATGGAAAGCGAAGCCCACCAATTCGCCGGAGCGTTCCTGATGCCGGAAGACGACGCAAGAGCAATCTTCGCCAAGAACGACAGCATCAGCACGTTCGTGGATGCAAAGGCCGGATGGGGAATATCCATATCCGCGCTGGTCATGCGAGTCTCGGCCCTGAACCTCATCGAACCCAAACGAGCCAAATCACTTCAAGTCCAGATAAGCATGCGAGGTTGGAAAAAACACGAACCAGTAGCCGTCAGCGTCGAATCGCCGCTGTTATTCAAACAAATGATAGGACAAGCCTACGGAACAGTCATATCCCCAACGGAATCACGAATCGACAGTTTCGCTGTATCCAATAAACTGGGCGTGCCATTCCGATATCTAGACCTCTGGGCTGACGGACTCCAAGAAGAAGGCCGTCAATACGGATTCCGTGAACCGCGGTTCAAAAAACCAGAATTCACGGCATCATCAAACTAACAATAAAAATGACCCCGGCTGCCCGCATACTGCGAGCGCCGGGGTTCCATCTCTAGAAGAGGGGGCCTGTTACGGCATAGGGAAAACTCGGTTCACAAGTCGCTCTTGCGGATCGGGGCAGTGAGATATTTGATTCAGATGAAACTTCGTCAGCCTATGACGGGCGTCGGGACCGGCTTGGGCACGCAGAACCGGAAGTCGACGGCATGATCCTCGTCACCGTCCAGCGAAACATGCCAAGCGTAGTCTCCTGGCGGCAATGGCATGCCGTTGCCGAAGTCGACCACGTTGATGCTCATTGCACCGATGTGTTTCGTCTGCTCAAGCCCAACAATGCCTGGGTTAGCAGCTATCGTGAGTATCGTAGCATATCTAACGGCTTGCGGCGGCTGTCCGGGGAGATTGAAAAGATCACCGCTCCCGTCCCTCAGGGAAATCTCCAGCGACGTTTCCGCCGGACATGCCTCTGCAGGTGCGTGAATCTGGGTAACGAGCGAGAACCTAGCAGTAAGTCCTGTGGGCGTGATGGGGAGTATATTCCCGCCAATTCCCAGAATGTTCGCCTTCGCTCCGGAGGAATCCAAGGCCGCGTAGTCGGCCAGTATGACGTCGATGGTCGCAGATTCTGATATGGCACTCATGTCACGCCACCTGCAGTCTGCGGGTACGGTCGACGCTGATGATGGATTCCGTCTCTCCGATGCGGGCCAATTCAATGCGGGACGTCCCCTGATCGGGAATTTGCAGGAACATGACGTTACCTGGCATCAGGCTCGCCCCGTTCTCCATGCGCTCGTCCACGATATCGGGCCTATTGCCATCGAAGTAGAAGGGGATGTCCTCGAGGGCAAGCTTCCTCGTGTCGTCGAATGTGTCCCCGACGGCGGAGAACCCCGGCATGTCCGGGGAGTCGGCCCACCATGCGCCCTCGTCACGGTGGTATACGATCTTCACTGATTTCACTTGTGCGCTCATTTGAGTATCTCCCGAATCTCGACCTCCGACAGTCCGACGTCCTTAGCGAGGATTTTCCTCACCAATCCCGGCGGAACCGTCTGCCCGTCATGGAAGGCGAACGTTAAATCGGGCCTGCCGTTCGCCTTGAGCCTCCTGTGCGATCCGGCGCGTCTGTCCTCTATGTATCCGAGGTACGCGAGGATGCGCAGCAAGTCGGAGGACTTCATCGATGGATAGTTCACTCCCATGCGACGTCATCCTCCCTTGCCGAGGCCATATGGCAATATGTTTCCCACCTTGAATATAGCCCAATGCACCGTCTGCGGTCAACACGTCCGTGCCGCCAAATCGTCATGAACCGCCAAACACGTGTAAGAAACGGCCAAGAAAAACACGACCGCTAATCCTAATCCACGACACCGACACCCGCATATCGCGAGCGCCGGGGTATTGCTGTTATCTCTTTTTCCTGATTTCCTGGATTATTTGCGGTCCGGCCGTGACGGCTCCGATGAGCGCGCCGAAGGCGGCCGCCACCGATTGTCCGAGCGCGACGCAGACAATCGCGCTTCCGAATCCGATGATCGGGAGGATCGAATAGGCGGTAGTGGCGATGATCATGCAGATGTTCTGCGCTTTATGGTCCTTGGCTGCGACCTCGTTCGATGTTCTTTGAGCTTCGATCTCCGCGTCGAGCGATTTCTCGGCCATGGTGATGATCCGGTCCGCGGCTCCTGGCTGGATCCGCTCGTAGCCTGCGAATTCGTCGACGGTCGGCAGTGGGGCGGAACGCCATTGAAGGGCTACCTGCTGGAAGCCTTCTCCCGTTCCATCGACTCGCGAAGAGTCCGGCCGACCCTGTTCCACGCCGCCATCTGGAGTTCCGTGGCCGATTTCACCTGAATCGGCGACCTGTATTCCACACGTCCCGTCACCGCTATCCTCGTTCCGACAGCCGCTCCGCGCCGCATCGATTCCATCATCGTCTTCATGCTCATCGTCCACGGCACCTCCTTGCTTCGTATCTCGATCTACCGGCGAGCGCGGGGTGTGTCAATACTCTTTCGTGTTGTGGAAAGGCCGTCGTCGTCCGTCACTGGCCGTCGCGGAGGTCTGGCAGGGCGGCGTCGAGCGTCTTGGCGAGCCGCCGTTCCCTCCAATGCGTGTACACGCTGGTGGTGTGGATGTCGGTGTGGCCCATGATGGCGGTGCGCTCCTCGTCGCTCGCGCCGGCGGCGGCGAGTTCGGTGGCGAGCCAGTGCCGCGCGCTGTAGATGTCGACGTACGGCAGTCCCGCCATCTTCAGGGCGCGGCGCCAACGCTTCTCCTCGTTGTCCCGTCTGATGGGATGGCCGTAAAGATTGGTGAACACCAATCCATGGGACGGCACGCCCCATTTGACGATATGCGCCCAAAGCCGGTCCCAAAGCCCCTGCGGAATGGGAACCGTCCGCACGCCTTTTGCGGTCTTCGGTTTGGTCAGCCAGATCGCCCCGTCCAGATGCTCGGCTTCCATCCAATCCGGAATCGTGGCGCCGGCTGGTATCGGCTTGGCCTGCTGGCACACGTTGATGACGGGAATCCCATGATGCAGTTCCAGCTGGTAGGGCATCAGGCCATACCTCTCCCCCGGCCGCATGCCCGTGGTGAAGGCGAGTTCGAACATGAGTGCCCACTTCTCACGCTCGTCCGGACTGTCGAACACGGCGACCGCCGGATCGGGCTCGGCGAGCGCGGCCTCGATGACCTTCGCTGGGTCGGCGACGTCGAGGATGGGGCGTTCGTACCGGTCCTCCGGCATTCGTCCGACGTTTTCCATCGGGTCGTCGGCGATGAGTCCGTCCCGTTTCGCGGTTCGGAGCATGGCGCCGAGGACTGCGAGATAGGTGTTGACGGTCTTGCTTTTGCGTGTGCGGCGCAGTCTCCTGCACATGCCGTTGATGTCGTCGGCGGTGAGCCGGTTGAGGCGGATGTTCCCGATGATCGCGTTCATGGTGCGCATCCAACTGGATTCGTTGCGCCAGGTGGTGGGGTTGACGGCGGTCCTGTGCTCCTCCATCCACCGTTCGAAGTAGTCCGCGGTTTTCGGGCCGTCCTTGCTGGGCAGTCTTCCGTCCCGCTCCCATTCCGCTATCTTCGCCTGGAAACGGGCGCGCGCCTCGCTTTTCACCATGCCGGTGGCTTCGATCGGCGGGCGTCTGCGTCCGGTCGCCGGATCGGTTCCCATGTCCTTGCGGAAATGCCATCGTCCTTTGGAGTCCTGGAACACGCTTCCGGATCCCCCGGTCCTTCTGTTTTTCGTCTTGCCCGCCATGACTGTCCTCCCGTGTCAGGGAGTCCACTCTAAATCACACTCTAAGTGGGCGTAAAACGCCGTTTTCGGCGGGAAAACTCGTATCAGCGTCACGCGCGCACGACGCCATACAAGCCTTACTGCCGTCTACGTTTCCGCAGTATTCCAACGATTCGGCGTCATACTGGCATAGTGTGGCGCGTATTAACTGTCCTTATAACGCAGTCCGTATGCCGTCTAT